GTCACAAGATAGCCAGTGACTCTGTCGATAGCGGCACTAGCAATCGGGATTGTTGGGTCCCGAGAGGTCAGGTGCAACTTCCGCCAGGTCCGTAGGGGATCTTGGAAGGATGTTCGCGTGGTCGTTGGATCGGGAAAAACTCTAGCCAAAAAGACGACTCCCTTGTCCGGTTCACAGGCCTCAATCTTGAGGTCCATGCCTAGGTTGTCCGCTACGCGGGCCCAGTTGTTCCGGTATTTTCGCTCGAAAAGGGAATCGTCACCGAAGGCGAGACCAATGCTCCTGAAGGAATCTTCTGCTGAAAAGTCGGGATTTGTGCGCCTCACTGCGCAGTACTGGATGAAGCCATTAAGGACCGTGTTAAGGTCGCAGGTCGTTGGTGACCCGCTCTTGACTCCATGCCCAGCCTCGTACTGGAAACCAAAACGTTTCGCGCGGGCGGGGCACGTTACCAACATATCCGTGTAACCAGTGAGGTCAGCCCGAAATAATGTCGAGAAGTACCTGTGGTACACGGCGTTCATAACGTGTCTCTGCGCCCACTTCGAAACCGAGCCGTCGAAGTTGGAGAAATCGCCTTCCGATGGGATGTCCACACTGCCACAATACTCAACGACCTTGTCTGCCAGTTCGTGTGGTGTGCGTCCAGGGCAGAACCAATGTTGAATGTGTTCTGCGTGGAGCACCTCATCGCGAAAAGATAGAGTGAAGGCCGAGAATTGCAGTAGGTAGCGCATGTCGGCGAAAGAGGAAATGATTCGCCCGCACTTCATCGTGGGTTCATTCTTTACGAACGCCTCGATGAGTTTACGGGGTTTCATATCCGCAGTCTCCCAGATCTGCTTGACGGCTAGAATCTGTGATGGTTTGTCGAGTTCCTGAGCTGTACGCTCTAGTGAGTATGGCACTCCGGCTCCGCGTTCCGGCACAACCAGCCTGACGAACTCCTCAGCGAATCTTTGGATCTGCTTGCTAGGAACTTTGTCATTTCGAACCATTTCGACTCGCCTTTCGAGCGAGAGTGACAACGTTTCCCAACGTTTGATCATCGGCATGAGGTTTTCGTCTGAGACGACTGGGGCGGCATAATCGCGAGAGCTGGTTTCCGGGACTTCAGCGTCCGTGGAGGCAGGCCAGTGGACTTTTGCTCCTGCTGGACGGGCTACGCGAGCGGGATCCGGTGTATCGG